AAACCCTCACGCCACATATAACTTGTATCAAACTTAATACTAGATTGTTCTGGTTCATCACCATATGCTTCCCACCCAAAATAAGGTGGACTTGTAAAGACAAAATCTAAACTCTCATCTTCAGGTATGTAAGTCTCACTACCTTGACGCAATAGTTCGTATTTCTTATCTTTGTGACCATAAGTATCTCTTATCTGTTCTAACCCTCTGTACGTTGGGATACATGGGTCTGTGCCTATATAATTGACACCAGCAGCGATAGCACCTAATAGTCTACCACCATATCCCATACTAGGATCCCATACAGTACCTGCGGTTGTATCTTCAATAATACTATCTTTATCAACAAAGATATCATACATTGCGGCAGCGGCAGTAGGTCTAAAATTAGATACCATTTGTGTACCTGTATATCTTCTTAACATAGATCGTAAATCACTATCTGTTATTTTGTGTAAAGGTTTCTGTGTAAAGAATACACCATTAAGTATTTTGTTAATACCTTTTTCAAGATGTTCTTCGTCTTCCCATATCTCCATAGGTGTTTTCATTTTACCACACTTGATACCCCAAGAATGCTTCATGTAAGACCATGCAAGATTAAGACCATGAGCAGATTGACCTATAACTTTATTTTTTCTATCTACTAAATTAGTTCTATCAAAAGATAATAGACCATCAAACTTATGATTACGCCATTTACTATCTTCAGGATAGTATGGAAAACCTCTATCTTTTATTTGTTCAATCACTTCACTCATTGCGTTCTCTCTTTTGTTAAATCTGCATATTCTTGATTTATCTCTGAACCTATCCATTGTCTCTTAGTATTAATAGCGGCAAGAGCTGTTGTACCAGAACCCATGAAAGGATCATAAACTATATTATCTTTATCTGTGTAGTTTTGTATTAGTAATTCTATTACTCTTACTGGCATGCCATAACCATAATTTTTATATTTACTAGAATTAACAATGAACACATCAGGTTTAAAGTCTGCAATAGGTTTTCTCTTTTGACCTTTTCTACTAAATGTCATTACATGTTGATAGTTCATTCTATAATCATTAACACCTGTACCTTTTACCCAAATCTTATGTGAGTGTAAAATGTAACCTAGTGTTTTAAATACTTCAATCACAATACTATGTTTAGATACTATTTGACCGCCACTCTTTCTATCACTAATGCATATAGAAACAAAGTTATTAGCAGGTTCTAATTTTGTAGCCCATGATGTAATAAAGTCTGCATATGAAAAATCTATTGCCTTGTCTAACTCATCAAAGTCAGGTGGTGAACATACAACATAATCATAATACAATTTACGATCTAGTGTGTTTAAACAATCTTCAACGTATATCATAAGTTAGTTAAATCTGACCATTCTTTCAGTTTCTCTCTTTTCTTCTTTGCATAATTTGTCATAACTTCATAATTAATCCAGTTTCGTTCTTTCATTATCTGTATCATAGCAAACAAGTCACCTATCTCTCTTTCTAATTCTGTAGGATTATTATCAAATCGTAACATCTTGCTTGCTTCTTGTATTGCCTCTGAACATTCTTCCATAAAGATTGTCAGTATTTCAGATTTCTCGTCTTTAAATTTACTCATTCTACCACCTTTGTAAAGTTTCCTACTTTTTCATACTTAATAACATTTGTAAATTTGTCGGCAATCATATCTGTTTTGTGTGATATGATAAAGACATTTTCATTGTCTAATGTATTTAGGATTTTCAAAAAGTCGTCTATGCCTTGACCGTCAAGACTACTATCAAATATCTCATCTAACATTAATAGATTACATGATATACTGTTTTTCATCTTTGCAATAGCACGCCATGTAAATAGTAATGCAAGATTTATTCTCATCTTCTCACCTTCACTAAATGATGTATAAGAAAACTCATCACGATATCTTGATTTAATTGTTTCTTTGAACTCACCATCTAATCTAAAGTTTACAAAGAAGTCCATACTTGCAAGATACTTGTTTATTAACTGATTGATAACAGGTAAGTATTGTTTAATAATTTTTGTTTTGATACCTGTATCTAACAACATTTGTTTTGCGGCTTGTAAATAATCATGTTCTTCTATTTTCTTTAACTTAGTGGTTTGTTTTTCATCTAAGTTATTTTCCATTTCAGTTAGTTTACCTTTCGCTTCTCCTGTGTTACTAGATTGTTGAGATATCGTTTCAATGTTATGTGTCAATTTTGTGTTAATATTGTGTAACTCAGTTTTTGACTGCCCAAACTTTGCAATGTCAATCTCTGTAGTTCTTATTTCTGCTTCTGTAGATTTTATTTTTTGCAATCTTGTTTGTAATTTTGTTAATTCAATATTACTATCTTCTATTGCCTGATTCCATTTCATAAACTCTTTATTGTTTTCAGCAATCAATTCTTGTTTGTTTGATAATAATTGTTTACATGTAGGACAGTTATCATTTTCTTCATAGAAATTTTTGTGTTTAGTACACTCTTTTAATTTACTTTGAAACTGTGCCTGAAAACTAGATATCTTTTCTGCTTTCGTTACAACTGTTTGTGTATCATTTATTGTTTCTTTTAATTTGTTTATTTCGTTTTCTAGGCCTGCGATATGTGTATTGTATTTGTCTATTGCATTTGTATTTTGTTGTATCTTTTCTTTTTCGTTGTTGATTGTTTCTTCGACCTGTATATCTAATTTTTCTATATAATTTTTTTGGTTTTGTACATTGTTCTCTAATATTGTAATGTCTCTATCAATATCTTTTACTTGTTCGTCTATTTCTTTTAGTCTTATCTTTGTTAACATATTCATTATTGAGAATATCTTAATATCAAGTATGTCTTCTATTACCTCTCGTCTATGTGGTGCTTTTAATTCCATAAATGGTACAAAGGTACTACTACCTAATATTACCACTTGTGTAAATGTTCTATAATTAAATTTAAGTATTTGATGTTCTAGTTGTTTTTGATAATCTGCAACTGTGGATGTTTGATTTATTAACTCGTCATTTTGATATACTTCAAATATACTAGGTTTGATACCTCGTTTTATTTTATAACGATTTGACGATATACTAAACTCTAACTCAACCTCTGTGCCACCTAGATTAATACTATTGATTAATTGTTCTTTCTTTATTTCTCTAAAAGGTTTACCAAACAAAGCAAAACACAATGCGTCTAGTATTGTTGACTTACCTGCACCGTTATGACCTACGATCAATGTTGTAGAGTTACTGTTTAGGTTAGTTTCTAAAAATGAATTACCAGATGATATAAAGTTTTTCCATCTTATTTTTTCAAAGACTATCATATTTCCATATCTCCTGCCTCAGTATATAAAGTTCTCATAAGTGTTTTCAGTTTATCTTTATTTAAGTCTGTTTCTAATTCGTTGACATAATTATCTAACAAAGTAGGTGTGTCTTCACTTCTCTCGGCAATATCATCTGCCACAGTAGAAGCGTCAAGGTCTGAATAATCTTCTATAATTTTTATATCATGTACTTTTGTTTTCTTATAGAAACCATCAACAAACTTATCAAACAAGTAATAATCTTTTTTCTTTTCTACAATTAGTTTAATAAACTTGTCTTCATACTTACTGTAATCAAAATCTTTGTAATCGTTTTCTTCATCATTATAATATATCTTTTCGTGTATAGTATAAGGATTAACTATTCTTTCTATTTCTCTTGTTTCAGTATCAAGTATATGAAAACCTTTTTGACAGTTATAATCATTCCACATAAACTCGTAAGGACAACCTAGATAATATATTTGACCGTCATCAGACTTTTTATGAAAGTGACCTGATAATACTTTTTCAAATCTACGAAATAATCTCTTTTCAAGACCTGTTATAGATTTCATATTGTTGTGCATTTCAAAACCTTTGATTTCTAAATGACCTAATACAATGTCAGCACTTTCTTGTTCTAACATCATTCTAGTTTTTTCTTCGTTACTAGAGTTGACCCAAGGTAAGAATAACATTCTCATGCCACCTATCTCAACAACTTTAGGATCAGAATAGATAAAAGGTTCGTTTATGCCATCATATGTTGTTAATAACTCATCAACAGCATTTACTTGATTTGTGTTCTTATAATAAGTATCGTGATTACCTATTATAATGTGTGTGTCTATTTTTTCTTCCCATAGTCTTTTCATAAAGTTATTTCTAAAATCATGTGAAGTTTTAAAATTAATAAACTTACGTCTATCGACAATATCACCTAAGTGAATACATGTTTTAATATTATGTTCTTTTAGATATGGAAAAAACACATTGTCATAGAACTTAAAAAAATAATTTGCATAAGCAGGATTATCATTTCGTGCCCCAAAATGTGTGTCAGTAATTAAAGCAATTTTCATAGTTACATAAAGTATTCTAGTTTAGAAGCAATCTTTCTCTTTTTTGGTTTGGGTTTTGTTTCTTTCTTTTTGGGTTCTTCATCAATAACCATATTCTTTCGTAGAAAGTCTGCATATGAATTTTGATATTCTTCGTTGTCACCTTCTTGTCTTACTAACTCATCTAATCCACTTTTAAGAATTAACTTTTGTTTTATTGTTGTTTGTTTTTTTTCTTTCTGTATTCTTCTTATAAATGCGTAATATATTATTTGAGTAAAGTAGGCAAAAGGATTACTTGATTTTTCAGGATCGAAGTTTGCTACATATTGTAAACAGTTTTCGATACCATCAGATATCATGTCCTCTTTATATGTGTAATTAATAAAGTTAGGTCTGTATGATAAGTGATTTGCTATTTTTAAAAAACATTCGCCTATGTAGTCATTGATCTTAGGATCTCTATGGTTTCTGTTACGAGCAGATAGTACCTTTTTACGATACTTTTTCATTTCTTCTAGAAACTTTTTGTTATCTACATAATGCTCTGTTTTTTTCTTTTTTAATTGTACAGTCATAATGTTTCACATTCTATCACAAAATAGTGTTTTTGTCAAGCTGTATATACTATATTTTGTGATTATTATTTTTTATTATTTTTTGATAATTTAGTGCTTGACAATTCGTGTCAAAGGTAGTATAATGCGTATGTGCCGCTTTGATAAGGTATATACCTATTGCTTAGTTTTGTTACCCTTTAAGTAATCTAACATATCAAAATAGTCATCATCATTCATCTTCTCCATCATTTCGTCAAACTGTTGATCCATTGACATTTTTGATTGAAGTGGTTCTAATTCTTTTTTCATACTCGGAAACAAACCCATCCTAACATTATCATAGTATTCTCTTAAATTTGTATTTGGGGATCCTATTGTTATTATATGTGATCGTAATACAGAATATATTTTATCAGTTGTTTGAAAGACTAATGGAGTCAAAGACATTTTTTCTTCTACATAACCTATCTTATCACCTAATACACTTTCGTGTATTCTTATTTTATAAGGTTCTGTAAGTCTTACAAAAGTTGAGCCCTCAGTATGTGTAACACCAGCAATTACTTGCTGACCATTTGCTAACATCAATACTTTAGTTAAAGGTATTTGTATCTTTGTTTCTTTAATGTTTTCTTTGCTCATACTAATATTTATGCTATGTCAACGTGATGTAATTCGTAATCAAACTCTTGCTCTGAATATACATTTACTCTTTCCATAAAGTGATTAAGGGTAAAGTTTCTTTTTTCTTTATAAGAAAAGTCATCAGCAATATCATAAAGAGTTGCTTTAACTTTATTATCACCAAGACGCAACCCACGGCCAAGAGACTGTAAAATACGAATTTTAGATTTGGTAGGACTTGCGAATATAACGTTATGAAGATTCCTAATATTAATACCAGTAGAAAAAGTTCCGTAACTCGCCACAATAATTGCATTGTTTTCATTTTCTGTAATACTCCTTACTGTTTCTCTATCTTTAGTTTCTGTGCCACCATAAACAAAAAATAACTTTCGTGTATGTGGGTCTAGTGTATCACCTATAAGTTCATGTAAAACCTTACCATGCTTTTCTACATATTGAAATAAAACTAATGTATTGCCTGTTCGGGTTTTTGTTAGATTACGAATGAACCTATTTCTTTTTTCGTGTGATACTATATAGTCCATTTCTTCTTGGTAGTTTAATTTCTTAACATGTTTACATTCATCTTTTGAATATTTAAGAATTAAACATTGTATTTTTAAATCAGCAAGTTGCTTCTTATCTATTAGTTCTCTTGTTGTGGTAACACTATGTACTCTACCAAACAAACCTTCTAATACTAATTTGTGTACCTTACTGTCATCTAATGTACCAGTTGTGCCTATACGATATTTTGCATTTACACAGGCACCCATAATTTTTTGCAATTCTTTAGATTTATATAAGTGTGCTTCATCACCTACCACACAATCAAATTTTTCAAAATACTTCTTATCAAAAGTAGCAAGTGATTGCCATGTAGATATAACCACCGGTTTGCTATCATCTATTTCATAACCATAATATTTTCTTTGTACAAATTTTTCTGCTTCCCAACCATAGTCCTCAAAGTCTTTATACATTTGCTCAACCAATGATGTAGTTGGTACAACCAATAAACAATTTTTATCCAATGTAGTGAGTAAACGAATGATACAATAGATAATTAATGACTTACCTGAGGCCGTGGGTGATAACAATATTGTTCTTCTATTGTTAATTGCATGAGAAAACGCTGATAATTGATAATCTCGTATTTTTATAGAATCCTTGATTATCTTGCTCGCAAACTTGGAAAACCCCTCGCTTAGCGACACGCTAGCAGGGTTAGAGAACCCTTCTCGTATGATTGTACCCCCCGAATTTTCAATAAAATGTTCAACATAAGGTAGTAGTCCGTAATATAGTTTACCTGTTGCTTTAGAAAATAATCGTATTTGACCATCCCATCTTTTTGCTCTAACACTTGGCATAAAAGAAGCACCAGGTACTTTAAAAGTAAAAAATTCAGATAATTCTTGTAGTAAACCTAAATCTTCGCTAGTACACTTGATATAGGATTCGTTATATTTGCTTACTGTTAATTCTCTCATTTAATTGTTTGTATGATATGTTTGTCCAATTTTTTCTTATATCTAATTCTTCTATGTTATCCCCCACATGTATAAACTCATGATCTTGATATTTGTTTAGTAATCGTTTAGTGTGATATATCCAATTCTCTGGGTCAATCGCTTGTGCCTTTGGCCCCACGTACCCTTTTGAACCCTTGTATATGTTGTTCACCTGTTTCGACTTTGAGTGATAATCGTAACCTATCAGATATATTTTTTTGTCCACATCCGCTGCCATCATTGCAATTAAGACACCTGCGTTTGTTTTCTCTTGTTGGTATTTGCCCAATCCCATTACCTTGTCTTTTTTCTTTGTCCATGTTATTTTATACCCTTCTTGGTCTTCACCAAAATGTAACTTGAAATCGTCTTCATGCCATTCTGTATTTTCTTCTCTAAACTTTCTGAGCATATCTACATTGTTTGCCCAACATACAAAAAAACTTTTCTTTTCA